ATAAAAAACACGCTGACAAGTTAGCTTTGTTTATTCACGAAAGAATTAAGCCAAAGACTGACTATCATGCCTGGGCTAAACGAATCTTAAAGAACCCACAAAACTTTCCAGACACTTCAGTAGAGGCTGCACGTAAATTGCTAGGGGATAAATATGATTCGCAGTCGTAAGCATTTAGGTTGTTTTGTTAATTTTAGCAATATGCACTTTGACAAAATCTCTCCTATGGATTTTGATGCGTTCATGGAGTTTAAAAATAAGTTGTTTATTTTTATTGAAACAAAATACCTTGATGCGCCAATGCCATTTGGCCAACAACTTGCACTAGAAAGACTCTGTGATGCTTGCCAAGACGCAGGTAAGGTTTCTGTTGTGTTTATGACATCGCATAACAACAACTCTGACGAAGACAACATTGACCTAGGTAACTCAATCGTTAGTAAATACCGTTGGGAAAAACAATGGCATATACCAAAACAAAAAGTTACGTTACATGATGCTGTGCTTAAACTAAAAGAAAAATATGTATGAAATGGGTTGAACAAGACAAATATCATATAACTTCTGGTAGCTGGACTATAGCCAAATACTTCTCACCTGCTGGAGTTAAATATGGTCTTAGCAAGATGAACAAAAATCTTGGTTATTACGACACGCTAGAAAAAGCTAAACGAAATGCTAAAGATTAGTTGCATATTTTATACAGCGTATATATAATAAATCCATCAACAACAGAAAGGGTTATTAATGACGCACACAGAGTTAAAAGAAATACGCAGCAAAACAGGTTTGTCACAGAAAGAGTTTGGGATTAAGTTGTTTAAGACTAGGGATAGCATTGCTAAATACGAGTCTGGCAAGTTTACGATTCCTGCTTACATGGACATTTTAGTAAAGGCTGTATTTAGTGACTGAGATTACATGTAACGAATGGATTAAGCGTATGAAAGCTGCCGGCTTCACAGGTAAGTTTCGCGCAACTGATGGTGTAAGAGTATTTACTGGTGAAATTAAGTCAGAAAAAATTGAAACGGTGGTAGTGGCTACATCTCAAGAGTCACGCAGAAAGATAAAGGATTTATTTAAAGATGGAAGTTAAGAATTTCAATATTAGTAGCAGTAACCTACCTTACCTATTTGAAAAGATTAAGGCGTTAGATTTATCTCTTGGCTACGTAGCTAACGTAACAGTCAAATCACACACACGCAATTTAGAACAAAACGCACGTTTATGGAAGCTGTATGGTGCGATTGGCGATTACATTGGTGAATCACCGGACAAGATACATGAGTTAATGGGTTGGAAGTTCTTACGCAGTCAGTCTGTAGTCAATGGTGAAACGATTGAAGTCATAAAGAGTACAACCAAACTATCTACAGCAGAGATGGCAGACTACCAACGTCATGTTGAGATATGGGCTGGCACGATTGGATTTGTCTTCAATGAGTAAAATCACACAATCAGCTAAAGGCGAAAACTGCACGGTCAGAATTATTGGCTACTGCAACGGCAATCCAGAAACAACTGTTTTAGCGCATTTAAATGGCATTAGGTATGGACATGGTACTGGTCAGAAAGTAAACGACCTACATGGTGCGTATTGTTGCTCTGGATGCCATGATGCTATAGATGGCAGAGTAAGAACTAACCATACTAGAGATGAATTAAAGTTATCGCACCTAGAGGGTGTAATTGAAACGCAATTAAGATTAATTGAGAAAGGTTTATTATGATTGTCTTTCGTAAGAAAGTAGGTGCATGGGTAGTAACAGCTAGGGATTCAGATTGCCAAATAATTCACATAGGCGATTACAAGACCCAAGAAGAAGCCAAGGCAGCAGAACAAGCATATAGAGATAAGAAGTTAGCAGATTCATACGCTAAACAAGAAGCAAAGCTAGACAGACTAGCAAAAGAGATGGTTGCTAGATATAACGTCTACCTAGAGTTTTGTGTACTGCCTAAGACTTTAACGGACATGAAGCAACATTTAGATGCTGATAAGAATACTGCGTCTAATACAATTAAAAGTTTAATGGCCCGTGGTTATTTAAAAAGCATTGTTATTAGCGACACCAGTACCCGCAAGTATTATAGCTTTGTCACCATCAAGCTAATGAGTTACGAAGAAGCATTGGAATACGTGTCACCAAGAAAATACAAAACTAAAGCTAGTGAAAATGAACCTACAATACCTGGTGCTAGGGTAATTAACTTTGATGACAGCAAATTGACTAAGCTATACATGACTCAACGTGCAATAGACAGGGCCAGCATGAAATCACCTAAAAACCATGTAAGTGGTTCAACAATGTCAGCGAGTGACTGGTAATGAGTGTACTAGACAAACAACACGGTGGCAATCACTACAAGGGCTTTGCAATACAGCCAGCAGAGTTTTGCTATTACAATAACATTCCGTACCTAGAGGCTACTGCTATCAAGTACCTTTGTCGGCATAGGAATAAGAACGGTCTTGAGGACTTAAAGAAGGCGATGCATTTTATTGAGATGCTGATAGAGTTTGAGTACTCTCAAGAACCCAGCCCAGCAGATAGCCAGACTGGGGAGTAAATAGTAACAAATATGTTACTAACGGTTCATAACATAGAGGGTTACTTCAAAACCGAACCTTAACTCCGTAGCTGCTGGTGATGTCCACATGATTAAATTCTCCTGTTTAGTGTACACATAGGTGTGTACGTGTTTACATTCTGCGCTTTTATAAACATTTCACAATACTGAAAAGCATGATTTACGCTGTATTGACGCAAAGTAAAGGATATGATATAGTCACGTAAAGATTTATAGTAGTGCGATTTTGCATTACTTTTTTATTCCGGCGACAGTACATCGCTAGAAAGCAATCATTGCCCCTCAGACGTGATAGGGTAGACTCCGAGGTAGTCTAGTTGCGAGAACCTCCTACTTTTTTAAGGATAGTTATGGGCTTATTGGACATTAAAGAAGGTATCGTATCTGTTAAAGAGAACGACGCAAACACAGAAAATGCCATTAAGAACTATTCTCTTGGGCCATTAAACCCAGACTTACCTAACAAAGAATACTGGTCAAAGATGGCCAAGGCATTCAGAATCACTCCAGACGAAGCTAAACGTCAACGCTGCGGCAATTGCGAATACTACGAAAACACACCATCAATGCTTGAGATGATGGAAGAAATCCCATTAAACAAATACGACCTATACGATGGTCAAGCCCAGAGGGGCTATTGTCATAAGTTAGAATTTATTTGCCATAACTCCCGTCTATGTTCTGTATGGGAAGCCAAAGAATACGAAAGTGAGGACTAATTATGCGTGACATGAATAAGATTGCTGAAAAGATAGACAAGCTATGGTCAGGTGGCAAATCACGCACACCAACTCCAACAAAGCAAAACAGCACAGACAAGATGATTGATACAGCTATGACTAAATACTCTAAAGGTAAGAAATAATGGCGTGCAAATCTAAAGGCAAGAAGCCACCTAAGAAATACTAAGCAAATGAACGACCATTGGGCAATAATACTGTTAGCTGTAATTGCTAACATCACTCTTATTATCAACGCAATACATAATTGGTAAACTTATGGCATGGAACGATTACGTAAATAAGGTAATGAACAAGCCCCTCATGTCAAATGGGGCGCTTAATCGTGACCAGTTCCAAGCAATGATGGGCTTAAATAAGCCTGAACCAGTAACTTCATTAGTTGCTAGTGGCTTAAATGCAATAAAACAACCATTAGATTATTATGCTATAGACAAACGAGTGCCATTAGTAGGCGGTCAGTCTATGGCTGACTTAATTGGTCTTACTGGTACGCAGTCATTAGTACAAGACTTTAGTCAAGGTAAGCCAATGATGCGTGATGGTTTGCCTGATGAACGCTTTATTGATGCAGCTAGCATGATTCCTATGATTAAACCTGCTGCGGTTGCTACAGGGCAAGCTGCCAAGTCTTTAGGAAAAGAAGCATTACGACAAGGTTATGAAGGTACTGGCGTGCTTGGTATGATAGCACCAGATATTAAAATGCCAATAACAGAGTTTGAAATAAGGCAGCTAACGGCACAAAAGAACGCAGCATTGCCATATAGTGAAGGTGGATTAAATCTTTCACCAAATAATACTGCTATGCAAAGAGCAAGGGCAATGGGATTTGAAACTCAGCCATCAAAAGAAATGTATCATTATGCTAGACAAGGATGGGACAGCAATAAAATAGACCCATCTAAATCAGATTTAGGTTTTCATACAGGCACAATTAAACAAGCCAATCATAGAGGAAATGTATTTATGCCTCATGAAGAAGGTGGGAATATAATGCCTTTAATGAAAAGTAAATATGCAAATATGCTTAAAGTAAATGATGAAGGCACATTTCATGCAGATTCATTTTCTCCTCAGCTTGAGAAAAAAGGATTAGTGTCAAAAGGTCATACAAAAAAAATAATGGCTGACCCTTTAGGAGAAACATCTCCAAAAGAATGGGATTTAAGATACGACCAACAAATGAGAGATATTTTAGCGCAAAATGATTATCATGGCGTTAAGTATAATAATGCGCAAGAAGGTGAAGGGATAAGCTATGCTTTTACAGACCCAACTATTGTGCGTTCTCGCTTTGCTGCTTTTGACCCATTTAGGCGCAATGAAAATGACATACTGGCTGGTGTTGGTGTAGGTATTCCAGTATCATCAGGACTACTAAACATAGAAGAAAAAAAAGAACCAAAGAAAGCAAAGAAAAAGAGTAAATAACATTAACAACAGGGTGACCACCCATTATGGAGTCACATAAACATGACAGAGTTTGAAAAAGTAGACGAAATATCAAATCGTGGCGGTAAGCGTGAAGGTTCTGGTAGAAAGCCAGGAACACCTAACAAAATATCAGCTACAGTTAAAGATAATGTAATCGCAGTATTTGAAGGCATTGGCGGTGTTGAACACATGAAAGTGTGGGCAGTAGATAATCCCAATAACTTCTATAACATTTACGCAAAGATATTGCCGATACAAACAGAGTTAAGCGGTGCTGAAGGCAAGGACTTAGTCATTAATATAGTAACAGGTATCAATGACCACGATTAAACTTGCTTACGAACCACGTGACCCACAGAATCAGATACACAGGGCAGTACGAGATAACAGGTTTGTAGTATGTGTAGCGCATCGCAGGATGGGTAAGACAGTAGCAGCTATTAACCAACTCATACATAGTGCGTTAAAGAATACACAGGCTAACCCACGTTATGCTTACATAGCACCGACATATAGCCAAGCCAAGCGAGTAGCGTTTGATTACTTAGTAGAGTTCACAAGACCATTAGGTGCAACAGTAAACATCGCAGAGTTACGTGTAGACTTCATGGGAAGGCGTATCAGCCTGTATGGTAGTGAGAATGGTGACAGCTTACGAGGCCAGTATTTTGATGGCGTAGTGCTAGATGAGATTGGTGACCAGAACCCAAAGATATGGAATGAGATTATCAGGCCAGCTTTAGCGGATAGAAAAGGTTACTGCTTATTTATAGGCACACCAAAAGGCAACAACCATTTTAAAGAGTTTAGAGATAGGGCAGAAACCGCAGAAGGTTGGAAGCTGCTAGAGTTTAAGGCAAGCCAAACAGGTTTACTAGATGCACAAGAGTTAGCATCAGCCAAGAACGAGATGGGCGAAGACAAATACATCCAAGAGTTTGAGTGTAGCTTTGATTCACCTGTAGAAGGCAGTTACTACGGCAAGCTAATGAACGATGCTGAAGAAGCTAATCGTGTTGGTGTAGTGCCTAGAGATGACTTAAGCAATACGTTTACCGCTTGGGATTTAGGTATGTCTGATAGCACATCCATTTGGGTAGCACAGACAGTAGGTAAAGAAGTAAGGCTAGTGGACTACGTAGAGAATCACAGTCAATCGCTAGAGTGGTATGTAAACTGGCTACGTGATAACAACTGGCACAAGGCCACACACATATTGCCGCATGACGTTGAAGTAAGAGAACTAGGAACTGGTCGGTCACGTAAAGAGATGTTGATGGAATCAGGGCTTGAGATAATCATTGCACCTAAACTATCAGTAGCAGATGGGATACAATCAGTTAGGCGTTTATTACCTAGATGCTGGTTTAATAAAGAAACAACAAAGCAAGGCATTGACTGTCTAAGAAACTATAGACGAGTGTATGATGAAAAGCGTAACGTGTTCTTTGACACACCATTACACGACTTTGCGTCACATGGGTCAGATGCTTTCAGATATTTAGCAGTAGGCTTAAACGAACCTGATTCGTCATGGACTCAGCCACTTAACGTAAATACTAAATGGGTAGTGTAAATATGGATGAATTAGAACTAAAGACGATTATCTCCACAGAGATTGACAACTCCATCGGTTACTTGGAAACAGAAACCGTTGAAGACCGTGCCACCTCTATGGACTTTTACCTACGTAAGCCTTATGGCAACGAGGTAGAAGGTAAGTCATCAATAGTTACTGGGGAAGTCGCTGAAGCAGTAGACGGTGCATTACCTCAACTAATCCGTGTTTT